TAAACAGCAAAAAACAGCTGATTACGCCAGCCCAGTTTCGTTTAAAGTTCAAACTATCCTCCTGACTTATCTCTATCAAATACAAAAATCGTCCGGTGGACGCCCAGTCAGATAAAGCAATGCGGCAATCCTTGCCAAAGCACGCACAGAAGTCGTGCGATAATAGGTGGCTGTCGGTAGCTATTACGATTAAACTAACCGACTGCTAGTGTTTAGGGTATTTATCAGGAAGCAGGGAGATGCAAAGTGATTCCCTGACTCTGAAAACAGTAGCCCAAATAGTCCTTTCATTCAACAACTTACTGGTAAACAAGAAGTTAGCCTCCGTGAATATAAACGTCGCAGACTTGTTAAATGGGAATTACATCCTGTTATTATTTGTGGTACTGGCGCTGGGCCTTTGTCTGGGTAAATTACGCCTGGGTTCAGTTCAACTTGGTAATTCCATTGGCGTTTTAGTCGTCTCCCTGTTATTAGGTCAACAACATTTCAGTATTAACACGGACGCGCTTAACTTAGGTTTCATGCTGTTTATTTTTTGCGTAGGCGTGGAAGCCGGTCCGAACTTTTTTTCCATTTTCTTCCGAGACGGCAAAAATTACCTGATGCTGGCGCTGGTGATGGTCGGCAGCGCCCTGCTGATTGCGTTAGGGCTGGGCAAGCTGTTTGGCTGGGACATCGGCTTAACGGCCGGTATGCTGGCAGGCTCGATGACCTCCACACCGGTGCTTGTCGGCGCGGGCGATACGCTTCGTCATTCTGGCATGGCCGGCACGCCGCTTTCCTCCGCGCTGGACAACCTGAGTCTGGGCTATGCCCTGACCTATCTGATTGGTCTGGTGAGCCTGATTGTTGGCGCGCGCTATCTGCCAAAACTTCAGCATCAGGATCTCCAGACCAGCGCCCAGACCATCGCCCGCGAGCGCGGCCTGGACACGGACTCCAAACGTAAAGTTTACCTGCCGGTGATCCGCGCCTACCGCGTCGGGCCGGAGCTGGTTGCCTGGACCGACGGGAAAAACCTGCGCGAGCTGGGGATCTACCGTCAGACCGGCTGCTACATCGAACGTATCCGTCGTAACGGCATTCTGGCAAACCCGGACGGTGACGCGGTGCTCCAGATGGGCGATGACATCGCCCTTGTTGGCTACCCGGACGCCCACGCGCGTCTCGATCCGAGCTTCCGTAACGGGAAAGAGGTGTTTGACCGCGACCTGCTGGACATGCGTATCGTCACCGAAGAGATTGTGGTGAAAAACCACAACGCCGTGGGCCGCCGTCTGGCACAGCTGAAGCTGACCGACCACGGTTGTTTCCTCAACCGCGTGATCCGCAGCCAGATTGAAATGCCTATCGACGATAACGTGGTGCTCAATAAAGGCGATGTGTTGCAGGTCAGCGGCGATGCCCGACGTGTTAAAACCGTTGCCGACCGTATCGGCTTTATCTCGATCCACAGCCAGGTGACGGACCTGTTAGCCTTCTGCGCCTTCTTCATTGTCGGCCTGATGATCGGGATGATCACCTTCCAGTTCAGCAACTTTAGCTTCGGCATTGGTAACGCAGCCGGTCTGCTGTTCGCCGGGATCATGCTGGGCTTCCTGCGAGCGAACCATCCCACCTTCGGCTATATCCCTCAGGGGGCGCTGAACATGGTGAAAGAGTTCGGTCTGATGGTCTTTATGGCGGGTGTCGGCTTAAGCGCCGGGAGCGGCATTGGCAACGGCCTGGGCGCGGTCGGCTGGCAAATGTTGGTTTCCGGACTTATCGTCAGCCTGGTACCGGTGGTGATCTGTTTCCTGTTCGGCGCCTACGTGCTGCGCATGAACCGCGCCCTGCTCTTCGGCGCGATGATGGGCGCGCGCACCTGCGCACCGGCGATGGAGATCATCAGCGACACCGCGCGCAGCAACATCCCGGCGCTGGGCTATGCAGGCACCTACGCCATCGCAAACGTGCTGCTGACGCTGGCAGGTACGCTGATCATCATTATCTGGCCAGGACTCGGATAAATCTCAAGTTTGCGTGTGGCGCAAAAAATTTTCGTTACGCGCAGAACTTTTTACGCAGGGTGCAGTCATAACTAGTGCCACTGCTTTTCTTTGATGTCCCCAATTTGTGGAGCCCATCAACCCCGCCGTTTTGGTTCAAGGTTGATGGGTTTTTTGTTGCCCGCCAGAATACAACATATAAATCAACAAGTTAAACAAAGTCGCATTCATCTTTGGCGACATAATGGCGGCAGAACAGCCGGACTAGTAGTCGTTAATTCGTGATTCAGAACCCGAAATATTTCGCCTAACGTTTTTTCTAATATCCACCTCATGATAAAATTAACAATCAATATCATGACTAACGGACATACCGATTTTATGATATACAGGCTTTATCTCTTAGCTACAGTGGATCACAGCCGATAAACCTATAGATGTATCGCTTACGGCATGAGGGAACCGGTAAAGACTTTGCAGGTTCGAATCAGCGGTACCACTGTGTGCGGCAGATGGTTGTGTTTTTTCACATTTGTAGTAATTGTATAAAAAACAAGGATTTTGTTAATGTCTCAGACAATCACAGCAATTAAAGAACCGGTTATCGAATACAAAGACAAAACTCTTCACTATCGCATCGCAAAAATTATGGGTGAAAACTCAGATAAAACACTACAAGAATTGGTAGCGATTGCTCTAAGTCGTCTTTCATCCGTAAAGGAACGATACCAATTTGTAAGCGAAGATAGTCATGATGGGGAAGATGGCGATGTCCAACAGGCGCGTCACTTTATGAATAATAAAATTGAAAGATGGAACATTCTTTTTGATGAGTTGGTTCGTTACAGTGCGGGGGCTAACAAAAGCATTATAACAATTGATGAGGATGCATCCTTTTTATCGATCGCTCAAATCGCACCACCCGCTTCAGAAGATGGTAAGAGACGTGAATTTTTAGACTCCATAATGCATATGGCTTTTTTAAACAACCATGTGGTTGTAATTCAGTCAGCCATACTAAAAACAAGGGAGCTTGAAAAATATATTACATGGTTACTAAAAAAAGCTGGTCTATTAACTACTGGCTCAGTAATGCTCAGCTCTGAATTACCAGAAAAGCAAAGAAAGAAAATAATGGAGAATAATACAAAAAGAATAAAAATTGGAACTCCATTAGTTGAGTCCATAGACAACATGCCCATTGACGAAGCACGAGATGTATTAACGACAGAAACTATTAAAACAAGCCATGTAAAAGTCAAGCCAAAAGGGAAAGGTCTTGAGATTTTAAAAACTCTGTTCACTGAGCGAGAACGGGAAGATTTTGGTCTTACAGATGAGGTCTTTTCTGGAGATGCTATTGAAAAGGGCAATATTAATGTTTCAGTTGAAATAAGCTATAATTACAAAGCCAGAAAAACGTCACAGCAGTTAATCAACCATATTAGCCAAGCCCTAAGACACAGTCACCCGGATGATGTTGAGTTAACGCTTGATAAAGTTGGGAAAATTAAAGGTGATAGTTTAGTCATCAGCAAGAAAATTAAGATTAAGTTTACCAACGGCATAGCTGATCCTGAGGAGCTTTATTTGAAGATTCGTGAATGGTTAATTCAGCAGATACGATTAGGCGAATTAGATGCTGAAGCTGAGTAATTTAATCAAAGCCATTCTTTTTGCGCTCATTTTCTCATGCTCCTTTTATTATTTTTCGGAGCATGAAAGAGTTGAGAATCTTAATGGGTGGTTACAATTACTTATAAGCGGAGGGCTTTTAACTCCGTTATTCTCTTATGCGTGGAACCTAAAAACCCGTTTTGAGAAATTAATTGATAGCGATGATTTAAACTCAGTACAAACTGAGCGGTTAAGTATTAAAATTTCATCATTCATAAAAAAAATATCATTATGGATGCTTTTCTATATTGTTAGTGCCGCCGTCATTTTACTGTTTAACGTTCTGAAAGATAATTTTGTCATATCCCGCTATCTAGGTTCTCTTTCTGTTAGTTTATTATTTGTTGCGTTTTTATCATTCATCTACCTACGAGATTTTGACATTTCCATTTCGCAATTAAAAGCAGCCATTAAAATAAGGCAGAAAAAGAATAAAGAAAAAGAAGCTATGCTCAAATTGCTTAACACAGAGGAGGATTTTAGTCCTCACGAAAAAGATTACTTCAAACGTTATAGAGGCGATGAATAGTGTAATTTCATTGCCCTATCTCATCTTAAGTTTTAAGGATGCTTGCAGGATGAGTTCAAAAAATTCAGTTATGCAATATCAAAAAAGCCACCAAATCCCTTATATATCAAAAGTATATATTTTAGCGTCACTTTCTGAACTAGTAACACCTGATCCTTCGCGGCGACAAAAAAACAAGTTAACCATTATTTTTCAGTAAGTTACACCTTAAACAGGATTTTTATTTGATCCTTTAAACTGAAAAACACTGAAATTCTTTTCAATCTTTTCAGTTCCGGTTTTCCGCAAGGCCGCCAGCACTGGCGCGGTCTGGCGGTCTGGTTTGTAGAAAAATAAAACTGAAAAATTTTTATGATCCAAAAACCGCAGGCGGGTGCGGTGTAGTGCGATTTTGGTCTGCGAAAGATTTTTTTGGCCGTGCTGTGACGCGCCAGCGCCCCGCTGTGGACACGATCTGTTTTAATGGTGGCTCTGAGTGTGCGAAAAGGCTGAACGCGCCAGAGCGCCACTGACAGCGCGTAGCGATAGCCGCTTAAGAGGTAAGAAAAGAGATATCCCCGCCTGGGGATGAAGGGCACAAAAAAACCCGCTTTCGCGGGTTATGTTCTGGTCAGGTTTACTTGCCAATCACCGGGGAGTATTTGCCGTTCAGCGTGTCCGCTTTCGTTCCGGTGTTCCGGATGGCTCCCGCGTTGGTCGGCGCTCCCGTATTACTGTGCGTGTGGCTTGCCGTTTGCTCTGCCAGCTCTTTCACCACGTCGAGCGTGTCGAGCATCAGCTGTGCCACATTGATAGTGCCAGAGCCAATCCATACCACCGGGGCAATAATCTGTTGTTGCACGGCTGCCACGCTTTTACGTATCTGGCCAATTTTCTCGATCAGGTCTTTACCCGTTGTGACTGTCTGGCTCCCGGCTATATCCGTTTCATCATTGCCGCCGATACTCGCCACGCGGTTATTCACAGCCTGGCTGTAATCCCCCGTGCACACCTGCTGAATGGCTCCGGCCAGCAATGTGGACGTACCCAGCACGGTAAGTTTATCCGTGGCCTTAACTGTTGTTTCCCGGCTGACCAGCTCCCGCTGTTCTGTATCGGCCTTAACCACGCGCGCCATAGAGGTTTCACTGATCGTCTGGTCTGTCTGCCTCACCCAGTCCCCCGCCTGGGTGACGCGCTGCGACACTTCCGCGCGCTGCTGTTGCAGCTGTTCGCCAGGCTGGATATCCGGGAGGCTGGTTCCGTCCGGCAAGGTCTGCCGTACAAAAGGCTTATCCGGCCGTCCACCAGTAAAAGCGATTTCGACCAGAGTCCCTTCAGGCGGAAACTGGAACATTCCCGAATCATTACCCGCCATGGGAACCGGCAGCGGAACGGCCGAATAAACAGGCGTGTCTTTTTCCGGGTTGCCGTCCGCGTCCAGCAGCTGCACGTCAACTGCATAGCGGGGACGGAACGGATCCGAGAAATTGCCGCTTTTCACTGCCTCAACAGGATTCATCACACGGCCAAACTTTGGCAAATGCATCCCAGATGCCAGCTCCGGATAATGGCTTTCAATCTGGAGCTGAACGGGCGTTTTTTGCAGTGGCTGACCCGTCGCACGGTTGCGGGGTGTCCAGGTGACAGCCATCGTGTCATTTTGCAGGTGGACTTTTGTCACCCTTTCCCCGTTCAGCTCCACGCCGGGGCGCAGACTTTGCACCAGGGGAAGCGTCATTGAGTTCCCCCCGGCCGCCCCCTGATTAAATTCATGCGGGATCTCAATCGGGCGACCAGCAAACAGGGCTTTTTCCGCGCCTCCAACATATACCGCACCGTCCGGCAGCTGATACCAGACGTAATCCGTAATGCCGAAAGCCTTTCCTAGATTATCCAGCAGCTGATACCCCGTCCCGCTGTGGGTGAAATGTGGGATCGGACGGTCTGAATAATCTGCATCCGGCACGCTGAAGGTCAGGCCGCTGTGCTCTGTAAGCCAGCTGGCCACATCGCGCAGCGTGGGGTGCTGAAACGAACATGGCCAGAGGCGTTCAAATACGCCGACCAGCTCACGAACAAAGAGACGCTGAAAGCCGTTTTCCGCAGGTTGCGAGCGTTCCACGTACCCGGTAAACCAGCGCAACACCAGATCGGTGTAACCCACATCGAGACGCACCAGCTTCCCCGTATAGTCCTGCGTTGTTCCGGCCGTAATAAACCCCCGGCCGCAGCTGTTCAGCTCCAGCACCAGGCTGGCATCAGCCAGGTGAATTTCATCCGTTGAAAGATATAAACGTTTAATCGGTTTCATGATTATGCCAGTGCGTCATTTACGGGCTTGAGCACGTTGCTTTCAAACCACGTCAGTTTTTCTTCATCCTCGCCAGCGGCCTGGCCACCGTTCTGGCCTCCGCCACTTCCCGCCGTTTGCTTCACGGCTTTGGTTTTGCCGCTTGCCCTGGCCTCGCGTTTTTCCTGCACGCTGATATGTTCGGTCAGGGTGAACGTAACCAGCCAGGACATGCGCCCGTCCTGCGGCGGCGCGTCCAGTGTTCCGGTAAAAATCGCCTCGCGGAAATTCACCGCCCGCGCTGCCTCATGTGCAACGCGGTATTTCTGGCGCTGGCCGCTGGCATCCGTCGCGCTGGCCAGCTCAAAGATACGGCGCAGGATCTCCGGATTTTTATACGGAATTTCGCCGGAAACGCGCAGCTCCTTGCCCTTGATGCCCTGCTCGGATTTCGTGGTTGCACTCGTCTGGCCGGACTGGTCTTTGTCCTGAAATTGCTGCGATACGGTCACGCGCATGTTCTTCAGCAGAATTGCTTCACCGTTAAGCGCCAGTGTCGGGTTCGAGGTCATGTATCATTCCTTTTATGCCGTCGAGATTGTCGCCAACCAGCATCATGGCGGCGGTATACACGGAGGACTGAAGCGGGATCCCTTTTACCAGCTCCAGAAGCGTGGACGGCAGATCGCCGCTGGCGGTAAATACCCATGCCCTGGCGCTTTTTCCCTGCAATTCCGTTAAGCCGCTGGCAATGCCAGAAATCAGGCTTTCGCGCTGCTGTTTAAAATCCCCCATCAGCTTTTTTACGCCCGTCAAATCCGCGACGGCTGCGGCCTCCTGCTGGGCTTTCTTCACCGCTGCGGCCGCCAGAGCGGTGCGGCTTGTAGGCACAGAAAGCGGGATCGCCGCGGGCAAACTCTGACTGTATTTCGCCGGAATTTGCATCTTCTCCGCAGCCAGCTGCGCGGCGGACTGCGCCAGCCTCCGCACCTGGGTGAATGCCGGGCTGGGGAATACATCCACAAGCTTGTTCAGGCTGGCCATAAAGCTGTCATGCGTCTGGCCAGAAACCATCATGATCACGATATCCGCCGCCCCGCCCGTTCCGGCCAGCTTGTCAGCCAGGTAGTTGATCGCGTTTACCGGACTGAGATACGCACCGTTTTCTGTCTGTTGCCCTACCCCGTACACCCAGGGGTGTACCGGGATAACGGAACAATTCAGCGCGGCCACGGAATCACTGAATGCAATTCGTGCTTCACGCCACATCGTCAGGCACCTCTGGCCACTCAATATCCGGCGCTTTGCTGGTATCAACACGGTTTAGTAAAACCCGGTATTTTTTCCATGCCGACAGACTTGCTGTTTCCGCCTCAGAAGCCATAGACAAATCAACGGCATCCTGAAGCGGGGAAATAGCTTCTGCCGCGCCAGCCAACAGCTGCGCCTTTAATAATTCTGCGCTTTCAATTTCCTCTTCCCGCGTAGGTGGCGCAATATCAACCCACACCATACATTTTGATTTAAGACTGTAATATGGTGCTTTCCTGTCAGGCGAAACCATAAAAGTTTCATATTCTTCGTCAGTAATTTTTTTCAGGTCAGAGGGAACAGGAATACCCTGCGCCTCATAGGAAATGACTGTTTCCTCCAGATAAAAACTATTTTCTGAATTGCTAAAAAATTTATCCATTTCAGTAGCCCGTAACGTTTAAGAAAAATGTCCCACTACAGTTTTTCGTTTCAATTTTCACCTGGTTTTTACCCACAGGCGTACAAAACCAGTATGACGCGGAGTTATTCCCGCCCGTTCCGTAATAGCTTGAACCTATACCCAGAATCCCGTTAGGGAATGATGTGGGCAGCGTTACAGTCACGGTGGCATTATTGCCGACAGAAATATTCCTCATAGACTGCATAAATACAGTCCCGTTGCCATGCGTATAATAAGCGCTGTTATTGCCAGTAGTTGTTTTACCGACCCCGTAACGCGCATCAGACTCGGCTTTGGTGTACGCCTGACCTGCCGGGGTGTAATTGCCTTTTGGCTGGAAACGCCCGTCAGACTCTGCTTTGGTGTACGCCTGACCTGCCGGGGTATAATTGCCTTTTGGCTGGAAACGCCCGTCACTTTCGGCTTTTGTATACGCCCCCGTTTTCGGCATGTATCCGGCATCTGATTGCGTTTTTGTGTAATAGCGATTATCAAAGTTGGCATAACTGCCCGGATTCACTTGCCCCGGCGCATTGAAATTGCCTTTAGTGTCCCATTTAAAGTTAACATCTGTCCCACCACTGCCTTTCATGTGTAAATGCCATGAAAGTTCTTCGCCAGCTACAAGAGACCCAAGGGAGAAAGCCCAGGAGTTTTTCCCCGCAATGGTTGCCTGCTGTTTAATTACCGGATGGTATTCACTCGCTCCGGTTGTTGAATACGTATTAAAAAATGGTGCTTTTGTTTTATATTGCTCCACCCATGCGAATGCACCACCATAACCAGCCGTGATTTCCTTTGAAGCATAAATAGTATTCCCTACTGTCAGCGGAGTTTCAGATTGCAGCGCCCCAGTAGCAAGGCTCACACGTAAAGGGCGTAAACCGTTATAAGCTCCGTAAGAATCCCCTTTATTAGTCAGCATCAGATACAGATTATTGCCATCATTACGCCAGAATGTACCGTAATCACCGTACGCAATACGGAAACTATTTGCACTGGCGCTCTGGACTTCGGCACCAACCTTGAGCGTTCCGCTCATGGTGTCGCCGCCTTTATTCACTGCGCCAATATCAGCCGGAGAAGGTTTATTTGCCGCGTCATACTGCTTTGTCCAGGCGGACCACGTTCCGTTGTACATCGTGCGGATGTATGAACGAGAGCTACTGTAAATACGGTAAATCTGCGTAAGGCCTGCGTGTTTATAGACTTCCAGCGAACCGGCATTTGCCTCCGGATAGTTTTTCCCGGTTTGCGCCTGGGCGTTCGCTGGCTGGTAATACAGTCCTGGTGCGGTGAAGTCGTTTAAATCAGCGCTGCCACCGATCCCCGTAGAAAGTTTAAAAATATCGCCAGGGGTGATATCAAAATCAGATTTAAGCTCATGCCCGTTCACTCTTCGCGTTTGTGGCACGCGTCCGTTCGCATTGTCATCTGCGGCCTTGCCCTTGTCGTATGCCGCCTTAACCGCTTTAGGTGTCGCAGCCATTGCTTCACAGGCGCACCGGATTCATCCACGCCGTAAACCGTTGCCGTCAGCGCCGTCCAGATCTCCGGCTCAACCAGCGACCAGCGCTTTCCCTGCCAGGGGATTAATCCCTTTTCGTCCTCACGGATCACCAGCTCTTCCGCCATGGGAACCGTCAGGACAATATCGGCGGTTTCTTCATCGGCCACCGACACATCCCACTGCGGATCGGCCTCAGTTACCCCGATTTCGTCAAACAGTTCCCTGTCTGCCTCATCGAGCCAGGCAGCCATCAGAGACATAAGCAGCTGCGGCGGGCACAGGCGATACGGGAAACGCTCCCAGCTCAGTACCGCGTCATAGCGGATCACCGCCTGGCGGTACTGCCCCAGCCCCATATCCTTTGCAGCCGGTACGAACTCCATTTCATCCACGACGCTGCAAAAATCCTTCATCGCACGGGATGGCACGTTGCTGGTAAAGAACGCCGTCAGGTTTTCAAGCTGTGTCTGCTTCATACCTTCTTCACCGTTGCCCTTTTCAGCCCCTTCATGCGGCGGATCACAACAGACGCTTCTGCCAGTAACCCGGCGCGGGTTTCCGTGCTTTCCTGGCCTGGGTGAGAATCACGGCGCCCAACGGTCGCAAACTCCCCCAACAGGTCAGCTTTTGCCCTGGCAAAAACCGCCTTCATGTACTGCGCACAGAGGGCGTTTAACTCCCCCATCCGCGCCCCCGGCGCGTCCCCTGCGCTCAGAACCCCTTTTGCCTTCCAGCTGGCCTGCACTTTTTCCAGCTCCGCATTCACCTCCGCCACGGCCGCAAGCAGCGCCTGGGCAGCAGTGTTCGCCTCAACATCAGCCGGGATCGCTCGCTGTGCCTGAAAGTCCTTCAGGTTCAGGTCTGGCCAGAATCCGTCGTTTTTTAGCGGCTCGTCCTGATATTCAAGCGGCTTTCCACTAAACATGGCTCCCCCGAAAAAATAGGCGGGCTGTCCGGTTTCCACGGCGCAGCTTCACATGTGTTTCTGCCCTCCACCGCGCCCGCCTGGCTTGCGGTAGTCTTTAACCCTGCGTCAGTTTTCGGATACGTGCGGCGATGGTCTGCCGCTGCGTTCTAACGCCGATTTTTGAGTAATACTGTTCAGCTGAGGCCAGCAGCTGATCGGCTTTCTGAAGTGTTTCCACATCGTCCACACCCGCCGCTGTTTTCTGGCCATCCTCACCGCGCAGCAGCTGCAACCCGGCGAACTTGTACCATTTCGCTGTCACCTGCTCATGCAGCCGCCACCGGGTGGCCACGTTCTCAAACGTGCGTGAAAAATACGGCTCAATGCTTTCCCCGCGCCCCGCAGACTCCTCCGCCCAGGCCAGCATCGTATCGGCCACGAACGTTGGAAAATTGCTGCGCATCCGTTCCGGTGTAGCCTGTTGCTGGGCAATAGCGATATCAGCCCATTCCAGCGCCTTATCCAGATCGCCCACATCAAACAGCCAGATCACGCACCACGCCAGAACCGGATTGGCATACACCTGGCCGCTGGCCAGATACGCTTCCACTGTCGGAACCCATTTCGGCAGCAACACATTGCGCTTATGCTCAACGCGATCCGCAATCAGCGGCAGGCTTCGCACCTGTTCCACGTCTGTTTCCAGCGCCTTAATCAGCAGGTGCATGCTTTCCGTGGTGCCAACGGCCAGGCTTTGCTTCAGCTTTTGCTCCATCGCAATGCGCTGGTTATGCCGCTGCGCGGGTGAAAGAGACATTGATTAACCCTCCACTGGCTCTGACGGCTTGCCGATGGTCACAGCATTTTCATCAATCGCCGCGTACAGCTCCGGCACTTCAACCGCATAGCCTTCGTTGCGCAGATATTTGTTTTCGAACTGTTTGCGATCCTCCACAAACTCAGCCTTACGCATACGGGTGTTGCGCTGGGTGTAGATGTGCAGGTTTTTCAGCGGAGTAACCACCATGCGTTTACCCGGCATGAACGGCGGAATGATTGCCGGACGGCCAGCAATAGTGCTTCCCAGCATCTGCGCCGCGATTTTCTCCGTTGGGCGATCAGCGGCCTGATACAGTCGGTACTGTTCAGCGGCCACAAGGTCAGCACCTACCAGTACCACCAGGCGCGGGTCATTGCGGAACTGTGCCGGGATTTTGGCGTTAATCAGATCGGAGGCCATCGCATCCAGCGATTTGTAATCCCCCGCTTCATCCAGAACGACCGGATCGGTCATAATCTGATTGCCACCCAACAGCGTTTTCATACGCTCATGCCAGCCAATGTTCACATCTTCGCCGTTCGGGTTAGCAGTAGGGTCAGTGGTTTTAGCGCGGCTCTTCCCGTTGAAACCAATGCGCAGCATATCCAGTGCGAAAGCCTGGGTAGTGAAAGCCTGAACCAGGTTGTAAAACTCGTTTTCGTCTTTGCCAGCATTAGCCCAGACGGAAAGCAAATCCCAGCGCAGCGCCGCACAGCTGTCCGTTTCAACCAGCGAATAATCATTACCGTCAACGCCTACCTGACGGACAAAACGGCCGTTCTCACTGCGCCCGGTGTGAAGAACAGATGAACCAACAGAGATCACCTGACCACTCAGCTGGTCAACGTCCAGGCATGTGAGCATGTCCAGGAACTCGACCGACTCCAGCAGCGCCAGACGCAGCGCATTTTCCTGCGGGTCATTCAGAGAAAAATAGCGACTGGTATCACGTGCGCCGAACTGCTGCGCCATTCCAGCCGTATATTTATCCAGTAAATCCCGCCCACGGTTATTAAGGTGCATAAAACTCCCTCGCATTTACGCGATTATTTAACTTGTTTTTACTTTTTTGCTTTTATGCAAATTACAGGAAATTGAATTTCCCGGATTTAGACGGCACCTGACGTTCTTTACGCTTACCGCCTTTATTACCCAAATCGTTAAAGCGGGTAACAATCTCTTTTGCATTGTCACGAATAGCGGCAAATTCTTCCGTGTCCACTACTTCGGTAATAGTGTCAACATCGTCCTGCACAGAATTAAGCTGGGTTTCAATAGCACCCACACGCGCTTCCAGATCGTTCAGAGCACTGGCCAGCGCCTGTAATTTATCGTCAGCTGGCGGATCGTTTTGCGGGTTTTCTTCTTCGAACTTCGGCTTAATACCAAATAATTGCTGCCAGTTTTTCATCTTTCCTTCCTGTGTAATTTTACCGTTCCGGGAAATCACACAACTGTAATATCCCTGTTTGTTTAATTTGCGCCGACTAAAGCGCAGCCGTGTTGTTCCTACACTTGCCGGGTTATCAGTGACAGCCAGTCCCTTCAGATATGTACGATCCCCTCCGCGCCAGTTCAGCTCCGGCTCTACGGAGAAATAAAGCAACTGGCCTTCCTCATTCGCGTAAATCAGGCGCTTATTCGGGCACAGACTGACATACAGCCGCGCCAGCCCGTCATCCCCGTCCTGCCACATCGCTTCCAGCACTTCACCAAAGTTTCCGGCGTAGCGCTCGTGTTCTGGCCAGAGTAAGGCGGCGTAATGGTTTGGGTCATAGGTTTCCCCCATGTCGATAATCCATTGCCGTTCCAGCACGCGTCCATCAACCGTATCGCCTTCAGTAGCAACACACAGCCAGCCAGTTTTTAAATGCGACACATATTTCCCCCTCTGTCGATTAACTGTTTCCCTTGCTGTGGATTTGATTATTGCTAATTAAACACATCCTCGCATTACGCTTTATTCTGAACAGTTCGGTTATAAGTCATTACCGAACAGCCCCGAATTAACCCCGCCGTTTTTTCATCAGCACCACGGCATAATTAAATCTATGGCTAAATACTCAGACGAATTAAGAGGCGTTGTCCGCGCACTTTACCTGCGCCGTTACACGCCTAAAGAAATTGCATCAGAATTAAATCTGCCGAATGCGCGGATCGTTTACTACTGGGCGGAGAAATATAAATGGGCTGACCTGCTCAGTTTCGAAAGCACAGAGGAGGCAATTGAGCGCCGTTACCAGCTGTTAGCATCCCGCGACAATAAAACGGACCTGGATTTAAAAGAAATGGATTTGCTTATTGCTCACGCCACAAAGCTGCGCGCCCAGAGCAATAAGCATAAAGAAAAGCTGGCCTCCAGCCAGGTGGAACGGCATGCAGCTGCGCGAGGGGATAGCGAGGATGAACAGCGCGGCAAACGCAAGTACAAGAAAAACGATATTTCGTCTCTGACCCAGGAAGATTTTGACACCTGGGCGGACAAACATCTTTTCGAATATCAGAAACACCTGCGCCGCAACATTGGCCAACTGGTCAGGAACATCCTGAAAAGTCGCCAGATCGGTGCAACCTGGTACTTTGCGTTTGAGGCGTTCGAAAACGCAGTAATGACGGGCGATCCGCAAATATTCCTTTCCGCGTCCAAAGCCCAGGCGGAGGTGTTCCGGTCTTACATCGTCAACATTGCCGAACAGTATTTCGGTATCACGCTGACCGGGAACCCGATCCGCTTAAGCAACGGCGCAGAACTGCGTTTTCTGTCGACCAACAAAAACACCGCCCAGTCATACAGTGGCCATCTTTACTGTGATGAATATTTTTGGGTGCCCAACTTCGCAAAACTTAATGAAGTGGCCAGTGCGATGGCCACACATGACAAATGGCGCACCACCTACTTTTCCACGCCATCGGCCAAAACACACCAGGCGTATCCGTTCTGGACGGGTGAAGAATGGAAACAGGGCAGCAAGAAACGCGCGGCCATCAAATTTCCGCTGTTCGATGAGATGCGGGACGGTGGCCGGCTCTGTCCGGATGGCCAGTGGCGCTATGTCATCACCATGGAAGATGCCATTGCGGGTGGCTTCAATCTTGCCAACATCGAGAAGCTGCGCAACCGCTACAACACCGCCACGTTCGACATGCTTTACATGTGCGTGTTCGTGGACAGCAAGGATTCTGTTTTCAGCTTTTCCGATCTGGAAGCGTGCGGCGTGGAGGTGGACACCTGGCAGGATCACGACCCGGACGCAAAACGGCCGTTTGGTGACAGGCCAGTCTGGGGCGGCTTTGACCCGGCACGCAGCGGCGATTTGTCGTGTTTCGTCATCGTCGCCCCGCCGATGTTTGCCGTGGAAAAATTCCGTGTGCTGAAGGTGATTTACTGGAAAGGAATGAACTTCCGCTACCAGGCAAAGCAGATCGAAAAGCTGTTTGACCAGTACAACTTCACGTATCTGGGCGTGGACGTAACCGGGATCGGCCAGGGGGTGTTTGACAACATCCAGCACTTTGCCATGAAGGTTGTTGTTCCGATTCGCTACGACATGAACACCAAAAACCAGCTGGTACTGAAGGCCGCGGACGTGGTGGAAAGCCAGCGTATCGAGTGGGACAAAAATCTGAAGGAAATCCCGGCCAGCTTTATGTCCGTGCGGCGTACCACCACGCAGAGCGGTAACGCCATGACCTTCGTCGCAGACCGCAGCCAGGACACTGGCCATGCAGAGGCGTTCTGGGCAATTACCCACGCCCTGCATAACGAACCACTTAACTACGAAAACAAACCAAAATCCCGCTGGGGTGTAAGGAAACAGGCAGCATGAGCAAAAAGAAACGTTTTGTGAAGCGTGAACAGCGCGGCGAAAAGTCCAAAAAAATGAGCATTATCAGCTTTGGCAAACCAGAACCGGTTCTGACTACCGGAACCGATTACCGGGATATCTGGTATGACAACGCCGCCGATCACTACACCCAGCCGATTGACCGCCTGGCGCTGGCTCAGCTAATCAACCTGAACGGCCAGCACGGAGGAATTATCCACGCCCGTAAAAACATGGTTACAGCAGACTATCAGGGCGGCGGCCTGACGTTCGACGAGCTGGAGGCCGCTGTTTTTGATTACCTGACGTTTGGTGATATCGCTGTGGCCAAAATCCGTAATGGCTGGGGAGATGTGATCGGGCTTCAGCCGTTGCCGGGGCTTTACCTCCGCCGACGAAAGGAGAGAGAAAACGCGGAGACTGTGCCCGGGGATTATGTGGTTTTACAGGAAGGCGAGCCGCTGGCATTCCCGCCTGAAGATATCATTTTCATCAAGATGTACGACCCGCAGCAGCACATCTATGGTCTGCCGGACTACATCGGCGGCGTTCACTCTGCCCTGCTGAACAGTGAGGCGGTTATCTTCCGCCGTCGCTACTACCACAACGGCGCACACACGGGCGGCATTTTATATACCCGTGACCCCAGCATGACGGACGAAATGGAGGAGGAGATTGAACAGCAGCTGCGGGACAGCAAGGGGATCGGCAACTTCTCCACCATCCTGGTGAACATCCCTGGCGGCGACGGCGACGCGATCAAGTTTATTGAGATGGGGGATATTTCGGCCAAAGATGAATTTGCGAGCGTGAAGAACATCAGCGCCCAGGACATTCTGAACGCGCACCGCTTCCCGGCCGGGCTTGCGGGTATCGTTCCGCAGAATACTGCCGGACTGGGCGACCCGGAAAAGGTTGAACGCACCTACAAAAAGAATGAAGTGCTGCCCATTCAGCGCCGCCTGGCGATGGCCATCAACAGCGATCCGGAAATTCCACGCCACCTGCATTTAAATTTTGCTGAAGAAACAACGGTGAAGGGTGCAGCATGATGCAAAAAAGGCTAAAATCCAGGCATTATTTGACAGCCGGAGAATGGAATATGAGAGTCCTGAAGATTGAATGCCCGGAATGCGGCTCCAAGGCTGTAATTCGCAAGACTAACCGGAAGCACCGCCAGATTGCTGATATTTACTGTGCCTGTGCTGATGTGGAGTGTGGGCACACTTTTGTTATGAATTTGACGTTTTCCCACACTCTCAGTCCCAGCGCTAAAACGGGTGACGCTCTGGTACAAACATTACTAAAAAATCTGTCACCCAATCAGAAGCAAATGGCTCTGGATTTATTGAAAGCCGCCCCTGCCGCCTGAACCGCCCCCGTTATGGGGGTGTTTTTTTTCATACCGATCCAGTTTCCTTCCCAGTTCCTGCGTCATTTCTCCCAGCCAGGCCAGCGCCACATCCTTTTCATCTTCAGAACAGTCTGCGGTTGCCATAAGTTTTGCAACCAAAGCGATCCGTTGAAAGGCAACGGTTTCAAAAAATAAATCCTGCACAGTATCCTCCCACGCAAACAACTGTATAAACATACAGTACACTCAAAAGCATTAATTGTGAATTTTTTTATTCACACCAGGAACAATTTAGGTATTACATATCACGCACTTACAATCGGCTACTGCCAGCCTGGCCATCGTTCATCTTCCGGTTTGCTCCGCTTCTCCTGTAACCTTCCTTCCCTGTAAACCAGGGCAGAACGGCCAAATTTTAGACCGCCACCCCGCTTCAGAATGTCGATTTCTTCATCCGTTCCGGCAAAACCTCGCTGGTTCAGTTCCAGCTTTAACCGTCTCCGGGTTCCTCCCTCCGTACAGTTATTGACAGAACTCCAAGGGGCGGCGCTGCCGCCAGAAAAACCCGCCTCCGCTGGCGCTTCGGCCAACTTCGCAACCTTCTGCCACTTAACCAGACGGGTGCAAACTTCGGAATCAGGGATCAAAGGAGAATAGATACCCTGCACACGCTGAACATCTTCTGCGTACTCGTTACCCTGTTCAGTGATTTCATAGGCCAGACGCACAACCAGATCGCGACGCGCAACCAGTGCGCCACCCTGCAACTGTGTATAGGCCGCCCAGTCCCCGACATCAGCCGCCGCCAGCACCGCATCCATACGGCTGTCAGTCAGGCGCTGATCACCCAGGCGGCGCAACTCACGCCATACAGTCACAGGCGCACCACCAATTTGCTGAAACTGGCGAATCCGCCAGCGGGATGCCCAGGCCGATACGGATTTGGCCATATCGCGCAGGTTTTCCCCGGTTTCTTCATCCTGCTCGCCATCGAGCGCAAATCCGTCAATATTTTTTGAGATGTACTTAGCGATATAGCCCGTTGCCGAACCTTTAGCGGGATCGATAGGCTCAACGTGAAAACGCGCCTTAAGCGCGTTGGGTGTCTGAAGCTCTTCTGAATAGGCAATCCTGGCGTGATAGCAAAGAATATCGCGCACCGCCTCAACGTCATGCGGTTGCATAAACAGCAGCATATGCCAGTGCGGTGTCCCGTCGTGGTGTGGCTCCACCACGCGAAAACCAAAAAGATGAATACCGGCACGGGAGATCGCCGCGCGTGCCTTTGCCCAGACGTTGCATAAATAACGCTGCGTGTCCCGTGGGCTTAATCCGTTCCACTGAGACACAAAGCCGCCTTTGCTGTGTACCGCGTGAAAACGTGAAGGCGCAGTGATTGTGTAAAACTCACCAGCCAGCCCCTGTTCATTGGCGATATCTTCAAACCCGCGCATACGCACCATCAGTTCACAGCGACGAATGGCCGGATTAGCAACGCTGCGGTGTACCATACTGTCCAGAGCAATGCGGTTGCCCTCTTCGTTCATCAGATCAAACTTTTTGAAGAACTCCAGATTTCGTTTCTTCTGGTCTATCCATTCGCCCAGGGTTTTACGTGATACGTAGGCGCTGGCAGATTTTTGCACCTGGCCAACGGCGATGGCCAGATGTTCACGTTGCAGGTCACGGGCACGCTTCAAGCGCTGATACCACCATTCCGGTGACATGAGACGCAAAATCCCGGACTCCGCTTTTCGGGTTTCCAGGTGGCCATCATTGGCTTCGTGCTCTGCCCAGTACGGCGGCTGATTGTTCAGCATGAGGGAAAGCGAGCAAAGATTGCGGTAAGCCTCCAGCGTGCGCTGGCGCATTTCCCTTTCGTCTTTGGGTTTACCCTTCAGCGTGTCGGTGAAGTCATAAAACATCTGAGCTATCCAGCCAGAGACCTGGCCTGACAGCTTTTTGAGATCGGTACGGTCAAGCGACGGCAAACGCTGCAATGATTTGCCAAAAGGGAGATCGCTTACATCAGCGGCCAGCTGGTAACGCGCAGCCACTTTACGCAGACGTGGCAATACATTCTCACCGATTGTTTTGCGCAGGAATGTATTGGCACGGCGGCGGCCGTCACGACCAGCAAACAGCTTTTCGTAACGGTTGCCAAAATACCCGGCTAGCCAGTCGGGTATCTCATGAAGGAACTGTGAGCGCCACTCGTAGTCCTGTGGGTTAACTGCCCACAAACGGCGCTCTGTGATTGTTGCATCCGCTGGCGTTCCTGGCGCAAAAGTATCACGCCGCCAGATATCGACGGCATGATGTTGGCCAGCAAGAGGCAGATCAGTCACGATTAACCCACTTCTTCCAGGCATTAATCATGTAAGCAGCGACACATACCGCCACTAGTACAGGCCAGACGAGGGAAGAGATAGCGACCAAAATGAAGTCTGCATCATCTGAAGTCTCCGCGTCCCGGTGCTCTTCCCAGGAAAAGAAGATAAAAGCCGCAAATACCGTCAGCGCATACAGCCCGGTCATGGGTTCGGTCATCATTTCGATCATGCTGACCCCTCTTCGCTCACAGCGAAGTCAGCCAGACTTTGCCTTTTGAACACCCGTACTAGACGGTCAGCAGCTGCCTTCTGTGCCGCGACGTTCGCAATGACGGTCGCTTTTTCTTTATCGGTGCTGGCACAAATGCCACCCCAATTTGAGATCAGGAAAAAATCTTCCCTTGCAGTCAGGCTTTCATTGATGATTAATGCCCTTAACATTTCTAACACTTCAGATACGGAGTGCTCTGCCAGTAGACGCTGAATAGCGAAGCCAAACGCATTAATCATCACGGCATGAAACTGGATATAATCGCGTTTGTAGTCGCTCTGGCTTGTACCGTGACGAATGACATCAATCCCTGTAAGAACTAACCACTCCTCCCAAATCGACCACACATCGTTATTGCCGACCTTTTCGCCATTGATGGTTATAAATTTGGCCGTTGCATCGCAAAGAGCCTTGAAGCTAACCCACTTACTGCTCTTGGCCGGAACAACGTTATGTTCGAAGTCAGTGATTGCTTCGAAGACTTCATTACTGGAGAGAAAACTAACCATCCCTTGTGCAATGTGGTTGCGCCCGTCGTAAGCCATATTGATGGCCGCTGAAGGCTTGGAAACGTTGTTATTGATATCAGAGAAAAACTGCTGACGTGTCTTAAGTGAAAGCTTATGAGTAAGCATCAATGGCACGTCGAATGGCTCACCATAGGTGCAGATAAACTTGGTGATTCCTGCTGCGCGATGTTGGCCGTCAAAAAGCTTTATTTCGGCATCCATCGGGATTCGGGCAATACCTACATTTGTGTTGCCGACCTCCTGAAACTCTATGTATGAATTGCAGTTACCAACCAGCGGGGGGATTATGAATGGCTGCTTTTCCTTGTATGCACACTCAAGGTATTCAAAGAATTTTTTGACTCGTGCCGGATTGATTTCGCGCTGTGAACGGTCAAGAGTGCCGCCAGAATTATCAGACGCCAGAACGCGAGTTAATGCGCGTGCGGGTACCATCATCAAAAGGGTGATCTCTCCCCCCTGAATCCCACGCGATGCAGGAAACTCAAAGAAGTAATCACCGATATCATTTTTTTCTTCACACTTAAGCTCTGGCTTTACTTTCTTGCCTATTTTTTTTAATTCCATGCTGCACCGCCTTTACTGCAAATGGCTGCGGCTTCCTCACGGATCAGCTCTACGATTTCGGCAGCGCTTAAACCTTCGTTAGCGGCATACGCGGCCAGCTTATCCAGACGGGCAGAACACAGATCGGCAGAGGCCGCTTTACCTTCCTCAGTAGCTTTTGCCAGCATTGCCAGCAGGTCAGTACCGGATTGGTTGACGGGTAAAAACATGCGTGTTGTTTGCATTTTGGTTTCCTCAGGGCAAAAGAATCCCCGGCCACCGCAGGGATGGCCAAAAATTCAGGCAGTTAATTAGTGGAAAGAGACGGTAACGGGCGCGGCTGAGTAGCTCGGCGCGGGTATCTGGTGCAGCTCGTAGGTGTTGCGCCACCACTCCTGGATCAGCGCTTTGACTTCCCCTGCGCCCAATGACCCGGCGATGTAATACATGGAACGAATGCTGGCCAGCGCTTCAACCTGCTGGTATTGGCTTTCCGCTTCACGATAGACACAGCACCAGTACGCAACATTCACGGCCAGCCAGTGGCGTTTGTTTGTCATGTGCTCGGTGTCATTAAAGAAAAACGGATGTAAGGCCACACGACCATTTTTAACGGTGCTTTTCTCCAGAAAGAGAATGGCGTAATTGTGTGGAACGCCCCACGCAGCCAGCTCTTGCCCCAGTTCTTTGGCGTTTACAGAGATAATGGACATTAATGATTCTCCTGCTGTTGCATCTTATGAACGATATGAGGCGCGATAATCATCTGCACGCCATTACTGCTGTGGATCGGATGTGCCTTTTTCACCTTGCGGTTAGCGCTGCGCTTTGAAAAATCGCTGTCGCTCAGACTCCCGAACCCTTCAAACGTCAGACGCGCCCTGGATATGCCCTGGCGCAGCTGAATCATTGCCCGGTAGTCCAGGCGTTCGAATAACTCTGACCAGTAGCATTTGCTCAGATGGGCTTTGAAAACGTCCATTCCGGAAGCAACTGCGGCCGCATGTAAAACAACCCCGCGCCATTCTGGTGTTAATTTGTCCCACCATTCGGCGGCCTCGCTTTTCTCACTCCAGTACTTACGGCGGATATTCCCCAGCCACTTCAGGCCAATTTCCTGCTGCTTTTCGCTAATGGCCATACCGCCCCCTGATAATCCCGAACAAACGAAACCACCATGGACGACGAGACGAACGGGCATTGAATTTGTACTGGTGGCCAGGGTTCCAGCGCTGGCCGTTTGGCAGTTCAAGCCAACCAGTTGACCCACTGTCCAGCTGCATGGGCGGAGACTCTTTTTTCAGATAGGTAACGAACGCTTTCATGGTTATCCCTCACATCATGCTGCTGGCGCTGGTAGTCACGATATCGACGGCAGCAGCAAGAACCGGCGCAGACTGAAGGCGGCTTTCAACGGTGTAAGCCAGAACGGAAAGGGAACGGATGGCATCACGGGCACGATCAAGAATTTGTGTGCGGCGTGCGGCGGTCATGTGCTCAGTTGATACAGCTTCCCCAGCGATCGCACCCACATTTGCAGTGGCACTCAACGCGCAAAATTGCATGTTGGCTTCAGTGGCGTTATTGACCGGAACGGACGGAAGGCAGTTAATCTGCCCCAGCATCCCATCCAGCAGACGGGCATCTTCCGTGTAGTCGGTGATAGCCAGCAGCTCGTCACAGGTAAGGCGGTGTGGTTGAATCGGGTTCAACTTATTGCGCAGGATCTGCGGACGCATACCAACGGCAGCGGCCACATCTTCCAGATTGTGCGACAGCGCAAACGCTCGGCAAGCTGCATCAAAATGTGCATGTTTGGAAGTTTGGTAATCAAACATAGTCAGCACCCTCTCAGCGTTTCAAAATCGAATCAGTTAAGTACGATGTTGCAACCCGCGAGGGCGTCTATGGTCAGAGCCGCGATATTAATCATGACTTTTTCACGCCCCATATCTTTGCGAAGGCGGTGACGTGGTAAGCGACCATCTTTCAGCATTGCTTCAACGGTATCTTCCGGTAAACCAGTGAGTTCGATGTACTTCTCTTTTGAGATAGAAGGGACGGGCAGATTGATTGAAATGTTAGTGGTCATAGTGCAAGATTCCTCGTTTGAGTCTTAAACCGTAGCTAGCGGTGACAAGTATTAATAACTCCATTTCCGTACTTCAAGCGGAAGGCTAATGCTTCAAATGGAGTTAGTCAACAATTAAAACTCCAAAGGCGTAATTATGGACTTCAATAGAGGCGGGCAGGAAGTAATCAAGCGATTACTAATTGCTTATGGATTCAAGACAAGACAGGCGCTTTGCGAACAGCTTGGCGCATCAACTAGCACAATGAGCACAAGATGGATGAGGGATATTTTTCCCGCAGACTGGGTTATTCAGTGCGCGATGGAAACAGGCGCTTCGCTTGAATGGCTCTCCTTTGGGAAGGGCGAAGCCTTCCAGAACGGAGCGGTAAACTCTCCAAATGAGTATAAAAAGACGGCCAACGACAACGTCATGGGTGATGTGGTCGCGGTTCCTCGTAAGAAAATCATTGATGGGAATCTGTACGAATCCAATTTTTATATGCTCGATAAGGCAATGCTTCCCTCTCACCTCAGCAAGCCGGTAATCATCCTTGATGACGAAATCCCGTACGTCGCAGACATGAAAACTGACGAACTATCGGATGGAACATGGGTTGTTGAAATTGAGGGAAAAACAAGCATTAAAGAGCTGACCCGTATTCCTGTGGGCAGGGTGCTTGTAGCCCCAATATCTGGCGGCCAATCTTTTGAATGTGGGATCAATGACCTTAAGCCTTTAGCTAAATGCCACTATTACCTAATGTCGAATGTTTAATGGTGCGAACATCAAACATTGACACTGTATAAATAAACAGTAAATCATACCCCCATAGCAAGTAATAAGGGGTATTGAATGGCTATTCGGAAACTTGAAACGGGCAAATGGCTCTGTGAATGCTACCCTGCCGGACGTTCCGGGCGCAGGGTTCGAAAGCAATTTGCAACAAAAGGTGAGGCAATGGCCTTTGAGCGCCACACGATGGATGAGGCCGCGGCCAAACCGTGGCTGGGTGATGTTGCTGATCGGCGCTCTTTAAAAGATATTGTTAACCTCTGGTATAAACTGCACGGCATTTCGCTTTCTGCTGGCGAACACGTATACGAAAAGCTACTGCTGATTGTGGACGCACTAGGAAATCCTCTGGCTACATCGCTCACCCCAAAAATGTTTGCTCACTACCGCGATAAACGCCTAACGGGAGAGATATATTTCAGTGAGAAATGGAAGAATGGCGCTAGCCCTGTCACGGTAAATCTTGAACAAAGTTATTTAAGCGGTGCCTTTAGTGAACTGATTCGCTTGGGCGAATGGCTTCAGCCAAACCCTCTTGAAAACATGCGTAAGTTTACTATTGCTGAAAAGGAAATGGCCTGGCTGACACATGATCAGATTGCAGAACTTCTGTATGACTGCCAGCGCCAAAATAAGCTGTTGACGCTGGTTGTGAAGATTTGCCTCAGTACTGGGGCAAGATGGAGAGAGGCAGTCAATCTGACAAGGTCGCAGGTAACGAAGTACCGCATCACGTTCACCAGAACGAAGGGAAAGAAAAACAGAAGCATCCCTATCAGCAAGGAGCTATATGAAGAAATCACCGCGCTGAAGGGGTTCAAGTTTTTTGATGACTACTATTTTCAATTTGCATCAGTGATGGATAAAACTTCTATCATCTTGCCGCGTGGCCAGCTAACGCATGTTCTTCGCCACACCTTTGCAGCTCACTTTATGATGTCCGGGGGAAACATACTCGCTCTGCAAAAAATACTGGGACACCACGATATAAAAATGACTATGCGTTATGCCCACCTCGCGCCAGATCACCTTGAAACTGCGTTAAGGTTTAACCCCCTAGCTACAATGCACAATGGCGACAAAATGGCGGCAGCGGTTGCCACTCCCTGACCTTTACTACCCCTAACTACTATTTTAACTTATTGATTTTAAAGTAAGTGATTGTTTTTTCTAACCCATTTATATAAATGGGTTTTTTGTTTCCTGAAATTAATACCCTTCCCTATCAATTACTTATAACACTACCTTATTTCCATGGCGGTATAGCTGATCTTCTTGCGCGGTTAAATTTTGCCTGGTCAATATCTTAAAAGAACAACGATTGAGCGTAGATATGATCGGGTTTGAACTTCGATACAGGCAGCTGGCATAAGCTGGAACGAATTAATCCACCTGATGACAGGAAAAGGAATGAAGGCTTCATCCGGGGATAGCGGCAGAAGTCTACATAAAGCTCGCTCACCACTCCAATTTCGGAATCGCTCTTCTGAAACCGGAATTTATTTAGGTCCCATGTATGCGTTCACATATCGCGTGCAATAGTATTGAGGTTATTGACGGTGGATATCACTACCCTTGCCCGTAAATGGGGCTCAAGACTACTTAAGGCCGTCTGGTTTGTGTTAATTAGCTTCCTGGCAGGACGTATGCTGGGTCCTTCAACAGCTTATATTAACCACGACGTTGCAACTGCTATTTGCGGCTTCATCTATGGTGATATTAATGGGGAGACAATGTACGAAACATATACAAATATTGATATTTTGATTCTGTTAACATCTGCAACGATCGTCTGTCTCATAACATTGAAGATATTCAACAAAACCAGGAATCATTAATCTTCTAATCCCGCCCTGTCTGTGGCTCAAAGACGACGGCTCAACGTAGTGGTACTTCACTGAGGGCATTTATTTGCCCTTATTGCCCTTCCCTCACCTGCCACAAACATATATGATTTAATGTATATGATAAAAAAAACACGCAGGATCCCCAGATGCTTCACCCCGTTCAGCTCTTCAAAACCCTCTCCGACGAAACGCGGCTCTCCATCGTCATGCTGCTCCGTGAAGCAGGAGAATTGTGCGTCTGCGATCTCTGCGCCGCGACCACCGAGCCGCAGCCGAAAGTCTCGCGCCATATGGCCTTACTGCGCGAGGCCGGGCTGGTCATCGATCGTCGTGAGGGTA